ATGTTGGTACAGAAGATGCGAAAAGAATACAAGATGGTAGACTTTATCAAGTCTTCTCTACACTGATAAAAGGCCCGATCCCTCTCTTGGAATGGGAGGCGATGTATAGAAACTATGTACACCCATCAGGATTTTACTTGGGTGCGGCAGTTGTCCTTGAAGCAGAACCTGAAGTAAATATTACTACGTTGACATCTATACCATTCGTGAATCCAAACATAACCGTAGCAGGTAGTGCGGCATTCTCATATGCAGCGGAAGGTGAAACCGTTGGTGCAATAAGAACTTCTCTCTTTGCACCTAGTTATGATGGTCTTGATTCAGATCAAATAAACTTAGATGCACTTAGATATGTGCAACATGGGTATGTCAATATCAATTACGCAGGTAAAGGTTTCGAGACATTCCAAATGAGAGATAGATATAGTTTAAACCGTAAACTATCTGATTGGCAGAATATGACTATCGATAGTGTAGAGAATTACTACAGTAATATGTACGAGTTCGCAGGGTTCAAGATTAGATTTGATGATTTTGCAGATTCGACTGGTGTTACATCAAATGGCATAGTTAATTCTGCAGTAAGGTTCTCATCAACAAGAGATAAATTCTCACAGAGAGAATATATTGTAGGAACAAAGTAGTGAAAACCCTTATAAATAAAGGTACAGTTTTTAGGAAATAAAAAATGGCAAGACAAATTATAGATAGAGGTACAGTTGGTAACGATGGTACAGGTGACGATCTGTACACAGGCGCAGGTAAGATCAACGATAACTTTGAAGAGTTATACGGTGATGTTGTGCAGATACGTACTGTTATAGGTGCAGATTCTGCATCAGAACTTGGTATAAAATTACACGACAGTACTAATAATGCTTCGTTTCTTGTTTACGAAGGAACTGCAGATTCTCATGAAACTTCATTAGGAGTTGTTGATCCCACTGCAGATAGAGTTATTCTCTTGCCAGATAGTGACGGTACAGTCGCATTAAAACATAACGTCACAGACGAAGTTGCAGCTCTTTCCGCAACATTAGATTCAGATTATGTCGCAGAAAGATCTCGTGAAGCAACACCAGATTTTATTGACATCAAACATTACTCAGTCGCAACCGTCCCTCCAGGCGTACACGGAAGAATGATATTCGTTACAGATGGTAACGCAGGAAATCCATGTCTTGCAGTGTTCGATAGTTCTGGTGGTTTTTACAGACGTATTGTTTTAGGTTCCGCAGTTAATACATAGGATATAGAAGATGCCAGCTACGATTACAGATACACTGAGACAACAGATTGCTCGTGATTTTTTCGAAAGGTTTGAACAACAAACCCATAACTACTATGTGGGTATTGGTAGGTCAGAACCTTGGGATTCAAACGAGACTGTCCCGACACCAATCAACAGTCCAGAAGACGTTGCGAGATTGAGAGATGGTCTTCAATCAATTAAAAAAGTTGCGGCAACATCTCTGGTTATTCCTAGAAACAATTGGTCAAATGGTAGGATCTATTCATCATATGATGATGCGGTAGGTGGATATCCCACACTTCCTTACTACGTGAAGAATGATAACAACCAAGTATATGTCTGTTTAGAAGTTGGCAGAAACAGACTAGGGGTTGCACAACCTTCCGTAATCGAACCGACTGGTGCAAACAATGACTCATTCAGAACTACAGATGGATACGTATGGAAGTTTATGTATACAATCAGTGGTTCACGTGCAGAGAAGTTTCAATCTTCTAACTTCATGCCTGTACAAAAACAATTTGCAGTTGACTCGAACTCTACTGGTATTGAATTAAAACAGTTTGAAGTTCAGGACAGTGTAGAACCAGGCGAGATATTAAATATCGTACTACAAGATGGTGGTTCTGGATATACTTCTATTCCAACAGTCAACATTATCGGTAACGGTACTGCCGCACGTGCACTTGCAGACATCGACTCCGCCGCAGGAGTTGTGTCAAGAATTCGTATGGCAGATAGTGGACAACACATTGCACATGGTAGAGGATATACGGTAGCACAAATCAGTATCACTGGTGGTGGTGGAACTGGGGCCGTTGCACGTGCAGTTCTTCCATTTAGTGATTCTGGTGTTGGTGCAGATGCACGAGTAGATTTAAAAACATCATCAGTTATGTTCCACACAATGATAGAAGGTGACGATAGTGACTTCCTCTTAGATCAAGATTTTAGACAAGTCACACTTATAAAAGATCCTCTTACATATGGTGGTGCTAAAGTTACATCTAACACTGCAAGTGCATTAGATTTTATGCGACTGTCAAGTATTGTTAATGCTTTCACAAAAGACAAACTAATAGAAGGTCAAACAACATTTGCAAGGGCATTTATCGATGACATTGATTCTGATAAGATTTATTACCACCAGACGAAGGGAACTGGTTTCACTGCTTTCCAAGATGGTGAAATTCTTGAAGAAGTTACTGGTGCAGGTCAAGGGATTATTGACTCGGCGTTAATCCAACCAGAGGTTGATAGACGTACTGGTGATATCCTTTACATAGATAACAGAAATCCAGTCGCAAGAACTGCAGCGCAAGCAGAAGATATAAAAATTATTCTACAATTCTAAGGGTTGAACAATGGCAACAGTATATACAGATACTTTATTTGAAACAAAGTATAAGGATGACTTCAACGATAGTGATGGTTACTATCGCATATTGTTCAATAGTGGTCGTTCACTACAGGCGCGTGAACTTACTCAAGCACAGACAATCATTCAAAAACAAATTGAACGATTTGGTAATAACATATTCAAAGAGGGTGCACCAGTAAAACCAGGCGGACTATCGATTGATAACAGTTATGAATTTGTAAAACTAGACGCAACATCATCATCCACAACTGCTACTGTTGGTACTATATTAACTGGTGCAACATCTGGAATTAAAGCAGAAATTCTTCAGAGAGTTCCTGCACTCGCAGGAGATCCTGTTACGATATATGTGAGATATGTTGATACGTCTGCATCATCTACAACAACGTCCACACCAAGATTTCTAGCAGGTGAAAGTTTAGGATCTGGTAGAATTGTTCAGATCACGAATACTCCTGCAAACCCTGCAGTAGGTAAAGGTACTCGTGCTCTTATAGGAGACAGTATTTACTTTACCCAAGGTTTCTTTGTATACACAGAATCACAAAGTGCGATCATATCAAAGTATACTGACGATCCTACAACAAACGTGGGATTTAAAATTGAACAAGAAGTCAAAAGTGTAGATGACGATCAACAGTTATACGACAACCAAGGGTCATCTATAAACACAACTGCCCCAGGCGCAGACAGATATTGTATTAAGTTAAGACTTACTTCAGATGATCAGTTGACATCTGATGAAAACTTTATTCACATCAACACGGTAAAAGAGGGTGCAATATTCGCCGCAGTGACTGCCCAACAAGATCTGCAATATGCAATCCCTAGAGACATGGTTGCAACTAGGATAAAAGAAAATTCTGGTGACTACATTGTAAAACCTTTCCGTATTTCTTTTGAAGAAGACTCACAAGATACGCATTTGATAATGAGAGCAAGTGACGGTATCGCAGTAGTAAATGGTTATCGAGGTGCAAGGTTTACACCAACTGACTTTAGAGTTCCCAAACCAACTTCTGATATTGAAGTTGAAGGTGAGTTCATGCCAGTTGACTATGGTAACTTTGTAGATGTAAACGGTGACTCTGCAGTTGGTGGCCCTGACATAAAAACATTCGAACAACAAACTTTAAAAGATGCTCGTAACTTTGGTGGTTCTTCAATTGGTACTGCACGTGTTCGTGCGGTGCATGAAAGAGGAGCAGATTTAAGATTTCATTTATTTGACATTAAGATGAACACTGGACAATCTTTTAGAAACGCAAAATCTATTGGTACATCTGGGACATCTTATTTCAACCCAACTCAAACAACTGTCAATAATATTGTTTTGGAAGATCCTACCAATAACACATTGGTGTTTGATACATTACGTCAAAGACCAAGAGTTCTAGATCCTCAACAGATAGAAGTGCAGATCCTTAGATCAGGAACAACTGATGGTGCAGGTAACTTTACCGTAAGTATTCCAACTGCATATGCATTGACCAATGTTAGTGATTGGTTAATATTTACTTCCTCTGGAAAAGTGGATAACTCAACTCTTGGTGGATTGAACACTGGGTCTAACACAACGACTATTACAGGATTACCAAGTGCAGTAGCAGTCAAAGTGTATGTCTACGGTGTAACTTCAACACCTATTGTTCGTGCAAAAACATTGGCACAAAATGTTACAGTAACTACTACAATCCAGACAGATGCACAGACAGGTGAAAAGTTTTTAGATCTGACAAAACCAGACATCTATAAAGTCAATAGAGTTACTCTTATAGATTCAGATGGTGCCGATGTTTCATACAAGTTTAAACTCGATGATGGTCAAAGAGATAACTTTTATGGATTAGGTAGAATGGTACTGCAAGGTGGTCAGGCCGCACCTTCAGGAAATGTGTATGTAAAGTTTGATCACTTCAACCATGGTGCAGGTAACTTCTTTGCAGTTAACTCATATTCTGGTGTTGTGGACTATGATGAAATCCCTAGTTTTACAAGATCTACTGGTGAGATTATAAACCTAAGAGACGCATATGATTTACGTCCTGTGATTAACTCCTCTGGAAACTTTACGGAAGCAAACATATCTTACCTACCAACTCCTACGGATATTATAACATCTGATAATACTTACTATCTGTCAAGAGCACACAAGTTACTAATCAACACTGACGGTGAACTCGATATAGTAAGAGGTGCAGATGCATTCAATCCTCAGTTCCCACAGGCACCAGAGGGTACATTACCACTTTATAACTTTACATTCTATCCAAACACATTGAATGAAAACGATATATCAGTTCAAAAGATTGATCACCGTAGGTATACTATGGATGACATCAATCAATTGGAGAAACGTATTTCAAATCTAGAAGAAGCAACTTCTCTCAACATGCTAGAACTAGCAACTAATAGTTTTGAGGTTCTTGACTCTGCAGGTCTCAACAGAACTAAGTCTGGTTTCTTTGTAGATAATTTTACAACGCACATGTTATCGGATGTAACAAACCTAGATTACTTTGCATCTATAGATCCTTCAGTTGGTATACTACGTCCAACATTTACAGAAGACAATATTAGATTGATGTTTGACTCTGATGCGTCAACAGGTGTTGTTCGCAGAGGTGATAACGTATACATTGACTACACTGAGTCAACATACATTTCTCAAGACTTTGCAACAAAAGCAGTTAAGATAAATCCATATTCGAATTCTTTATTTACAGGAAACTTACGACTGTCTCCTGCATCTGATGAGTGGAAAGATAAGAAGATAGGAACCAGAAATGTTATTGATGGTGGTGAGAGATTATCTACTAATCAGGCCGCAAACTGGAACAACTGGGAATGGAACTGGGGTGGTAAAGATCTAGAGGATCTTAAAGTTGGAGATGAAACAAACACCATCTCAAAAACTGCAGGTAGAACAACTACTAAAACTGTGAACAAAGTTATATCAGAAAGTGTTGTTGAAGAGATAATAGGAACACGAGTCCTACAGGTTGCACTACTACCGTTTATTAGATCTCGTATTGTGAGTATTCGCGCACAAGGTATGAGACCTAACTCTAATGTCTTCTTGTTTATGGACGGTAAAAATATGGCAGACTATGTTCGTGAAGCAACATTTGTTCCATATTCATCCACAACAAAAGATTATGGTAACACACTATCTAACAAAACTACGCACATAGATGGTGCAGGGACATTGACTACTGACATTACAGGTGCGGTAGACATTTCCTTCATGATACCAAATAATAGTTCTTTTAGATTTAGATCTGGTACACATGAAATAAAACTCATGGATGTTGCCGCAAATAAAGAAAGACTTGCAGGAACTATTGCTAGAGGTGTCTACACTGCACAAGGTACATTAGATACTATTCATCAAGATGTAAAATCAACTAGGGTACTAGAAGTTGAAGGGTCTAAGAGTTCGGTTACATCACCTGCACCTACAAGAAATAGCAGTGGATCAACCAATCATAATCGTAACAAAGATAACTCTCCAACCGTTCAGGGTAACACATATAAGTGGGATAACGAAACTCAAACACTTCATAAGTTTCCTCCGCCTGGTAAACCAATACGTGGTGACAACCAAGATTATAATGATGCGGCATATCCAAGTACTCCAAGTAACAACGGTACTGTTCTATGTTCTCTACTATATCGCAGAGGATATCTACCACAAGAGATCTGGGAACAAGATCACAAGTTTGGTATATGGATGTCAGAGAACGATCCAGATGTATTCAATGGTTACCACTCATGGGCGGTTCCAATGGTAGATTGGATAGAGAAAGGATCTCTATTATCTAAAGTCTATTTCCATGGATGGGTCAGACCATTCACTGGTGCATGGGCACAACATATCGCACACCGCATGGAACCAAAGAAGTACAAAGATAATAAGGTCGGAAGATTAATGTTAAATATAGGTGTTCCATTATGTAGAAGTATTGGTAAATTAATGAGACGCAATAAGGGTATGGAGAACGCATAATGTTAAATTCTTTAGGATATCAACAAAACAAAAACCCAATTGCTCAATCATTCTACATTGATGAAACAAATGGAATTTATGTAACTAAAGTAAATCTATATTTTAAAACAACGTTTCCTGCAACTGCAGAACTTCAGTTACCTGTAATGATGCATCTAAGACCAATGAGAAATGGTATGCCCTCTGACGTAGAAGTTATACCAGGCTCTACTGTTTACGTTGCACATAATGCAGTTCAAACATCATCAGATGGTTCGACTGCAACCTCTTTTACTTTTAACGAACCAATCTTTCTAGATGGTCTTAGAGACTATGCGATTGTAGTTTACGCAGAGACACCAGAATATGAAATCTTTATATCTGAGGTAGATGAACAGATCATTGGTTCTGCTTCTGCACGTGTAAGTTTAAATCCTAACTTGGGTAGTTTATTCTATTCTCAAAACGGTGTAACATTTTCTGCAAACCAGAAACAAGATCTAAAGTTTGATATAGTTCGCGCAGTGTTCGACACTACCACAACTCTACCAGTTGTCAAGTTAAAAAATGCCTCAGTCCCTCGTGAACTACTAAATGCAAATCCAATCAGAACTTATGAAGCAGACAGTGATGTTAGAGTATATCATACGAACCATGGACTACAAGTTGGTGATACTGTTTCTATAACAGGTTCGAATGCTGTTGGTGGGTTCACCGCAAATCAAATCAATGGTGATCATAGTATCACTCGTATAGATGCAAGTGGATTTGAATTTAAAATAGCAGGTCTCGCAGACTCAGATGAAGTGGGTGGTGGATCATTAGTACAAAGTACGAAGAACATTCCATATTCTGTTGTGTGGCCGTTTATATCAAACCTAAGACCAAACGGAACTGATCTGTATGCTTCTTTCAAAGGTACTAATGGTAAATCCTTTGCAGGTGTAGAAACACCTTATACAGTAGATGCAGATTTCACAGGTGTGAGTTTAAATAAAAATAATTTTGCACTAGAACATCCTTATGTTATCGCCGCAGACTCGATTGCAGATGCGGAGATTGCGGTAGGTGCGGCAACTGCAGAAATGGAAATCAAGATGTCTACGGCATTGAATACCGTATCTCCTGTCATTGATCTTCAGAGGTGTTCTTTAACTTTAATTGACAATGTAATCGATAATCAAGATTCCGCTGCGACTAATGGATTTAACGTTCCGTTGAATTTTATCTCAGAAACTAATGCAAACAGATCTTCTGGGCCAGCAAAACATATTACAACTGTAACAACTCTTGCAGAGACTGCAGTTGGATTGAAAGTTATTCTTGCCGCAAATAGACCAAAACCTGCAGGAATAGATCTTTATTATAGAACTTGTGATGAAGGTACAGATATTCGCGCTGTTGATTTTATTAAACAAACATCATCATCTAACAACCCCCCAGATGCAAACAAACAAACTTTCAGAGAGTACGAATATCTGATCGGTGGACAATCAGGTAACGTTCCTGCCTTTACTAAATTTCAATTGAAAATTGTTATGACTTCTACTAACTCTGCACAGGTTCCAAGTATTAAGGATTTAAGAGTAATCGCATTGAGTGTATAATGAAACATACAAAAGTTGATGGTTATGAAGGTTTAGTGAAAGATGAACGTGGAGTAGTCTTGAATACTAGTACTGAAGAGATAAGAGCAGCGAGAGCCCGTAAGAAGGCATGGAAGAAAAAACAAGAAGAGATTGAAGATCTAAAACAAGATGTTTCTGATCTCAAAGATATGATGAAACAAATTTTAGAGAAGTTGTAATGGCACGTAAGGTTACCGTACAGAGATCAAACACTATCAGTACTTGGAAAACCAAGACTCAACAGATGTCCGACTTCATTGGAGATCTGGATGACTTGGGTCAAGCGTTTGACTCTAATCCATTCTTTCCACCTCCTGATACTAGACAAGATTCTAGTATGGTCGCCGCGTTGAACTCATTGGGTGGGCCTACTGAAGAAATACACTTCCTATTTTTTGAAGCAGGTAAACCTATGCCTAAACCAGTGACTGCGAACTTTCATGTAGACTCTGGTAGATTTAGAAATATTTTTAGAACAGATAGATTATGGAACTATGATGATGCAATGCCTGGCCCAAACTTCAATCAGAATGATAAACCATTTTGGTTAGGTGACTCGCCTGGTACAAATGCATATGACTTTGTTTGTGACAGTGCACATATAAATAGATTACATTTAGATACTCTAGATAATGACAGTGCTTTGGTTTATGAAAAAGCAACAATTAATGACGCATACATAAACAAGTTTTCTATAGATCCAGACGAAACTGGTTCTAGTGTACAGGTAGATAGAGTAAGAGAATTTAGAATAGAGAACCAAAGTAATGTAACTAGGTTTGGTGCACAATTAATGGATGATAGTGTGATGGATACAATTGCACCAGACTTTGGATTAAATTAGAGGTAAGACATGGCACGTAAGGTAACAGTAGATTTAACGGATGCAGTTGGTACATTCATGACTAAGACCAACCAGATGTCTGATTTTATGGGTGACTTAGATGACTTAGACTCTACATTTAGTGGTGCAGACGGAACTTTAGTTCAAGGACTTAATAGAGTTGGTGATATAACGGACTCTATCAATGAGAGATTGTTTGGTGAGTCTGCAGGCCCACTACACATGCGAGGGATTAATTGTGACTCCGCATCTTTCAAGTTAGTTCATGCAGGTCAGGTA